GAAAACCAAACCAAACCACACCAGCCAAAACGGACCAACCCAGCCACATCTACGGACTTCGAACGCAAAAGCTAGTAGATATCCCAGATGACGACTCTGGCCCTAAATTTGGCACAGTACAACGACCCCATCACAAAAGGTATCATCGCACAAGAGTCTCTCAGACGAGTGCGACCCGACCTTAAAGCTGTGGTCAATGTCAACCCCTACGCCATCCCGACTTCTGCTGCACTCGTACTCGAGAAATTGGGTATTGGAACTCACCCAATGTCACTCGCAGTACACCCCCACGCACCATGCAAGGCCATTGAGAACCAGATACTGAACACAGTGGGCCATCTCCTACCAAAGGAGCAGCCAGTCACTTTCATGGCCATGAAAAAGAGCAAACTGAATATGCTTCGACGCCATCCGTCAAGGGCGGACACATTTATCAACCCCATCTACCATCCTAGAGATAACGTCCGGTATGGTCTAGATCCTGACCCTGATCAGGATGCATCAATAACAGCAAGTTTTCTCGAGGTGAAGACTAGCACAGCATTTATGCAAGATACACTACACTATTTAACACCTGAGGATCTGCTGGATATCTTCGAAACTTCCCCGAAACTAGAGAACCTCATTGCATCTTTCGTACTACCCGTGGAGGCCACACGCAACATGAAGAGCCTATACCCCGACTTATACAGCATCCATTACACACATGGCGGCTTTCAATGGGCACCCTCTGGGCACCTCGGTGACGCATACTTTCATGAACCGTGGCAACTCTACTGGCTGAGATGCGGCAGCCTTACTCGACTGATCGAGGAAGAGACGACCACCACTGTACAACCCCCCCCTGGATTTGAAGGTGAAGCTTACACCAGGGTCAGGAAGGAAGTTCGAGAGCTAAAGATCTACGCAGAACGAGTCACCTCAATTGGGGCCCACCACCTCTTCATCTTTAGCCGAAACGCCAAAGCGACGCCCAGGGTGAGGTCCTACTCACAGAACGGGAAATGGGTGACACTGCCGCGAATCTTTCGCCCCGTAAGCCACAACGTTCAGACTCCACTCAAGCAGGAGGTGGCCAACTCCCTCATGCTATACACATATGCAGTTAGGCCGTCCCTTAAAGACGTCGCTGCTAAGGTGCGCCAAAAATTTGATGAGAAAGACCTGGCAGAGCACAGTCCCTTGGAGATCACACACCTCATCAACTACATATACTACATCGACCAGAGGGCATACCTCACTAATGACGATGACATCTTGTCGGACAACCTTCTGAAGAGGTGGATCTTCACACCCATCCAGGCAGCATACAAGAAGGCCAAAGGCTTCCTGCTGGGGCCGGATGACTTCCAAAAATTACTCAAAGCCCTGGAATGGCAACCTGTCACCTTCGACTATGCTGTGGACCACTACAAGTCAAACCCGTGGAGGATCCACGCCAGCAGAACAGGCGCTAAGATGAGACAGCTCAAGAACTTCCTCAGTCGAACCACTGGACTCTGTGAGGCAGTTGAGGATGATGCACTGGAAGGAAGTGAACTACTGAAGGAACTCGAGGGTAACATGTGGTTCCGCAACCCCTCCGAGGTAGAGAAGGAGGTTTTCGATGCAATCGTAGCAGACCTCCCGCCAGATAGCCAGAGATCAGAGCTAATCCTCGAGGACCCAAACAGCAATGCGAGGGACTATCTACCTATTCAACAGGACCAACCATCGGTGACGCAAGGGCCTGATGAGGCAGCCCAAACTCAAACCCCGACAGCCACAAGCATGGTCACAAATAGTGTGGCGGCCCGAATGCCCCCTCCAGTCCCAAGAACCCTAAGGGAACACCATGAGCAATTCCCAACCACCGTTAGAGCGTCTTTCGAGCAACCAAGCAGCACGAGAGCCCCAGAAACCTCCGAAAACAACACGCCCGCTGAGTCTGTGACGCCATCACCAAGGGCCATTTATGTTGGGGACTTTGCTATCATGGACGCAAATGCTAGCACCAGCCGCGCCAGCTCACCTTCCCCCAGACGCACTGTCGTGAGCCCCCGACAGCCCGAGGCCCAAAACGAAACGCTGGGCAGACAGATAGTTAGCCGGGTTAGCCCAGCCCACGGGTGCCAGATGAGCCCCTACGCCGCCCAGTTGGCACACCAACTAAGCGAGCAAACGGCCTACACGGATGTTATAGGCCAACGCATGGTTGCATTCTATAGCCAACACAGTAGGAGCTATAAATATGGTCGGCACGAACACCGCAGCCAAAGTTGGCTTCCAGTTATAGATAGCCTTCAGGTCGCTTTGGGGCTTGATGAAAGTTACGATCACTGCCTCATCCAACGCTACCGCAAACATGCCAGGGTAGGGCTGCATGCGGATGATGAAGAATGCTATGAGCCTGATTCAACCATTGTAACCCTCAACCTCTACGGTAACGCAGATTTCTTAATCGAGAGGAACACAGACAAGGCATCTGAAACTATCACGCTCCAGCACAATGACATGCTCTTCATGCCCTCGGGAATGCAGGTCACACACCGCCATGCCGTCTGCAGCTTGTATGAGGGGAGAGTCAGCATCACTTTCCGCAATAAGACCAAGGACTACCTCAGGAAAAGCGCACCAGATATGAACCCGGTAGAGCAACCAGGGGCCTCTGCAGGACAGCTCACCGGACCGTTGGACCACAGACCAGAGGAACTCCCATGGGAGCATTGGATCCCACGCCTCAACCGGCTAGGCTTTACAGGCCTACAAAAACAAACAGACCCTGAAGGCAAGCTTATCTACCCCATCACTGAGATAAGACAGGATATGGTCTATGTCCCTTTCCCGAATTGCTGCCCTGGGCCATTGAGGAAGGACCTTGAGGCCATGGGCCGTCGACCAGTCAGGTATACAGTTGATACGGGCCGCGCACTCACTCTCGCCAGCGATATCAAAAATAATCGTGTCGGTGCTCTGTTGCAAAATGCTGATCTAACGTGGAAGACCTTACTGGTAGAGTACTGCAGGATGGAGCCCACTTCGGTACCCATGACTGTAATCCACGGCGCTGGTGGCTCAGGCAAATCCAAACTCCTCCAAGACCACCTCAACAGGGCTGAGCTAAACGTGGTGATCATCGTGCCAACCAGGGTACTACAGCAGGACTGGAGAAACAAAATGACTGAGTTCCCGAGCTTCTTGGTTCAAACCTACGAGGCGGCGATGATGGAGTCAGCACCCCAGATGGTCGTCTTTGATGACTACGGCAAACTACCTCACGGATACATCGACCTTTTCTGCCAGTTCCACCCTAGCGTGGAGTATGTCATTCTCACTGGAGATGCCCGTCAATCCACCTACTACGAGTACAATTCAGACGCTGGCATCCGGAACCTCCCAACAAATATTGAGGTGTTCAAGCAGTATTGTGGCTACTACATAAACTGCACACACAGAAACAAGCAAGACCTCGCAAACATGCTTGGGGTTTACTCTGAAAAGATGGGCTCGACACACTTCACCTTTGGCAACACATGCGAAACTGGCAGCCTACTGCTAGTACCTTCAGGGACTCAGAAGACTGTTATGGGGGAGGCTGGCCACAAGACTGAGACTTACGCTGGGTGCCAAGGCATCACCGCTGATAAGGTCCAGATTATGATCGACCATGACACCCATAAAAGTGCTGACTCACACATGTACACTGCCCTGTCCAGGGCAACTGAGCATATCCACTTCTACAACTCCATCGCTGGTCTAAATACTGCAAGATTCCATGCGAAGCTAAATCTCACACCATATCTTAAAACCTTCATCCAAGTCATCACTGAGCGGGCCGCAGCTGAAACAGAACCTGCAGAGTACACGGTCCAGGCACCTACAGCGAGGACTCACATCCCTGTGGAAAATTGCAGTACATTCCTAGAGAAAGACCTTGAAGAGCAGAGGGCCAAGGAAGACCGGGAAGTTTACACACAGGCAGGCGCCACAAATGTATTCCAGACCAACTCACCAATAGTCCAATGTTTCCAACACCAACAGCCCAAGGATGGAGCGCTAAGTATCATCACTCATGCAAAACGCCTCCAGTATGCCTCCGCTGAAGCCAACCAGGCTGAGTATAGAGCCAAACTGCAGATTGGCGCCGCACTCTGGGAGAACTTTAAGACTGCCATGGAAATCCCAGACGAGCCAGTACCATTCATCCGTGACCTATGGGAACAGAGCGAGGCCGAGGTCCTAAGCACCTATCTATCAAAGTCTGAAATGGCCATTAAGAACGGGAAGAACCGCCAAGATCCAGATTGGCAGGATGAGAGGATGTTTGTCTACCTCAAGGCGCAATGGGTTACTAAGGCAAGCAAGTTCAACCTCCCAACAGCGAAAGCAGGCCAGACAATTAGTGCGTTCAAACAGGCAGTTGTTATGAAGTTTGGAGCAATGGCTCGCTACCTACGACGCATAACTCCAAAGCCTGACAACATTCGTATCAACTGCGAGATGCAGCCTCAGGACATATCCAAGTGGGCGCTAGGCCTCGATTCACACAATCGCCCCACGAAACAGAAATGGAACTTTGAGAGACCAGCCTTTGCATCTGATTTTGAGGCCTTTGACCAATCCCAGGACGGGGCCATGCTCCACTTCGAGGCCCTATGGGCGAGGCATTTCAACGTCCCAAGCTCACTCATCGAAGAGTACCTATTCCTCAAAATGCACGCCCAAGCACCGAAGGGCTACCTCACGATCATGCGTCTTACAGGGGAGGGGCCGACCTTTGATGCAAACACAGCATGCTCCATAGCCTACAACCACACCAGATACGAGATACCCAAGAGCTGCATGCAACTTTACGCTGGTGACGACATGCTACTTGATCAAGTCCCAGTTGAGAAGACTGGCTTCAAGAACATTGCGGCAGGCCTTAAGCTCACGGCCAAAACCGAAATCTTCGAACAGAAGAGGGGAAAGTGGGGAGAGTTTTGCTCCTGGTGGATGACCCCCTATGGCCTTGTCAAGGACCCTATCACACTGTACCACCGGATTCTCCTTGCATCAGAAATTGGTGATCTCTCAAAGAAAATTGATGCATACGCCATCGAGGCTGAGCCTGCATATGCACTCCAAGGACGCCTCTTCGATTGCTTTAACGAGGAGCAGATGACCGCACACTATGGGACCATCAGACGCCTCATCATCGAAGGCAAGACCAACTTCTCCTTAGATGACCAAGCACCCCGGCACCAGGACCTCCAGGGCATCCTCAACTGCATGGATGCAAAGTTCATGTACCATTAACAGCTTTTCCTTAACTAACTTCTAACTTTGGTCTTTTGGTTTTTGGTTAGGTTACCCACTAGTCGATTAACATGGAAGACTTCTTTAATTGTTTACGGTCGAGAGGTTTTGAGCGCACTGATGAACCGCTGCCCAGTGATAGCCGCCGCATCGTGGTCCATGGAGTGGGCGGGAGTGGGAAGACATCATTAATTGAAGCTTTCGCGATTGCCAACGAGTGGGTACGCGCCTACACGCTCACTAGCCACGAACGGTTCGACATATCGGGCCGTGGAATCAGCCAGTACAAGGGACAACCAATAGATGAGAAGCTCTGGACCATCTTAGACGAGTACGGCCAAACAGATAACCCCGAAACCCTCCCACCTTTTAACGTACTCGCAACCGACCCTTACCAGGCTTTCCGCTGCCAACCGCTAAGGGCCCATTTCGTGAGCTTACGATCATACCGAGTGCCACACCACATAGCGCAGGCCATCACCCAATACACTGGCTTCCCCATTGAGGCAGCTGGTACAGACCTGCATGAGGGTAAGTACACCGTAGGCCCTTGGACAGACAAACTAAGGCAGCAAATATTGGTCGAGGACGGTGAAATACACTACCAGCTTTCCCGGCGACAGTGCCCCCACAAGCTCATAACCGACGCCATCGGGGAACAGTGGCCCACAGTCACCGTCGTGTTTGACCGAAGCATTAGCCCTGAGAGTGCGCGACCACTCAGGTGCCTGTTCTACATAGCTGCAACGAGATCCTCCAATGAGCTCAACATCCGAACCTACGTACCAACTCGCACCCCCGGACTCATTAAAGCAAGTCTACCTCACACTAGCTGCCGGCTTTGCTGTCGGCCTAGGGATCTTCCTTCTGAGAACTAACACTCTACCCCATACCGGCGACAACATCCACCATCTCCCACACGGTGGCTGTTACCGCGACGGTACCAAATCCATTAGGTATAACTCACCAGGAGTGGCAACCTCCAGTAACATCTTCCTACCCGCAGTAGCTGTCCTCTGTATCTTAGCACTTCTTCATGTCCCTTTCTTTCAGCCTGATCGTGTTCGCCGTAGGTGTTGCCGTTTCTATTGGTGTGCTGACCCTCACCACCCAACAGTCTAGCAGCTACTGCTTGATTCTTGTTGACGGGGCAAAAGCCGTCGTTGAGGGCTGCCACCTTAGACAGGACATCCCCGCCATCCTAAGTGAGCTCAAGCCCGCCTCCTCACCTTTCAACCCTCTTTTCTGTAGTTAGGTTTCCTTTAGTTTCAATAATTCCATTCTTCGCTTCTCTTTCCAAGTTTGCTGTTCGAGTCCTTAGTTCCTAGCTTATATGTCAGAATCCAAAGCAGAGACGCCTAGCAAATCAGCTGAGAAGGGTGTAGCAAGTCTGAGCACCAGTGCACCCCCTAGCAGCACCACACCAACAGCCCAAGCCAAACAAACACCACCGCCTGTGGCAACCACTGCTAGACCCATGGCATCACGCCTGCCCAGGACCATTGCGGCTGAGGGTGGTGGAACTGAAAAGAAGCAATCCCATCTTGCGGAGGACCGCATCGCCCAATACCTCCCAAAACAGGATGCGGTCGACCACAGCAATCTCGCTGCACTCCTCCAACCTTTCACAGAGGCAAGCTATGAACGCGAGTTCGATGTTAAGGTCAACGGCATTGCCAGCAAGGCCGAACTCACGGCGGTGGCCGAGACATGGGCTTCAAGACTCAACGTGCCGAAAGAAAACTCAGCCGTCCTCGCTCAGGAGATAGCCATACACTGCTACCACAATGGCTCATCTGAACAGACCGACTTCAACCTCAAGAGCAGCCAGGTCGCAGGACTGAATCTTGAAGCTGCTGTGGGCGTAATTAAAGAGATCCTTACACTAAGACAGTTTGCAGCGTACTATGCGACCTTTGTCTGGAACTGGGGCATTAAGAATGAAATACCACCAGCCAACTGGGTGGCCAAGGGATACACTGATGAGACGAAATACGCCGCCTTTGACACCTTCAGCTATGTAGGTTCACCCCTTGGGCTCAGGATCACACCAACAAGGAAACCAACCAACAACGAGTATATGGCTGCCAGCGTGAACGCCAGGGAGAAAATTATCCAATCCAGGGGGAAGGGCATGGTCACCAACAGCCCCATGTTTAGCGATGGCACCACCCACCAGGGAATACCGCTGCACCCCAAATTACCACTCAGCTAGGCACCAAATGTCTTCCCTCCTTGGACTCTGCAAAGGAGGTGTGGGCCCACAGCCCCGCCCATGGTGTGAGAAAACCATGGTTTAGTTGTGGCACCACTGGATGTATCCAGTACGCCTGTTTTAGCGACCTAAATGCTAATAAGGACCGAGGGGAGGTACACCCTCGGTTTTGCCGTCAAAGC